TCTCTGGACGTTGCGACCCTCGGTACGGCGGCAACGCTTCCGATCCGCGTCGTGGACTACGTGGGTGGCTCTCGCGGCGATGAGCGTGGGACTGCGTTCCCTCTGCTGGTCGTCAAACTCAACTACACCCAGTTCACCGCTGCGGCTGGCGTCTAAGGAGGGCTGACACATGGCTATTTCACGCGCACAGGCACTCAAAGAACTCCTTCCGGGCCTTAACGCCCTGTTTGGTCTTGAGTATGCCAAATACGAAAACGAGCACTCCGAGATTTATGAGACCGAAACCTCCGAACGTTCGTTCGAAGAAGAAGTCAAATTGTCGGGCTTCGGTGCTGCTCCGGTGAAGCCGGAAGGCTCTGCCATCACCTACGACAACGCACAGGAATCGTTCACCGCTCGTTACAACCACGAGACGGTGGCCATGGGCTTCTCCATCACGGAAGAAGCAATGGAAGACAACCTGTACGACTCGCTCTCGGCTCGCTACACCAAAGCTCTGGCCCGCGGTATGGCGTACACCAAGCAGGTCAAAGCTGCGCTGTTGCTGAACACCGGCTTCACCACGTTCCAGTCGGGCGACGGTGTGACCCTGTTCAACGCCTCGCACCCCACGGTGCAGGGCGGCACTAACGCCAACCGTCCGACGGTTGACGCCGACTTGAACGAAACCTCGCTGGAGCAAGCTGTTATCGACATCGCTGCGTTCAAAGACGAACGTGGCCTGCTGATCGCCGCTCGCCCCCGCAAGCTGATCGTTCCGGCATCGCTGATGTTCGTGGCCACCCGTCTGTTGCAGACGGACCTGCGCGTCGGCACCTCCGACAACGACATCAACGCACTGCGCACCAACGGTTCGATCCCGGGCGGTTATGCGGTGAACCACTACCTGACGGACAACGACGCGTGGTTCCTGACCACCGACGTCCCGAACGGTATGAAGCACTTCGTGCGTGTGGCGATGGCGACCTCGATGGACGGCGACTTTGATACCGGCAACGTCCGCTACAAGGCTCGTGAGCGTTATTCGTTCGGCGTTTCGGACCCGCTGGGTGTCTACGGATCGCAGGGCGCATAACCCCCTGCAACTCCTTCGGGACTGCAGTGAAAGGCCCACTTCGGTGGGCCTTTCTTTTTTACTCTGTGCCGTGTACACTGCGCTCGGGCATTGTGGCCACGCAGACAGGAAGCCCAACCTGACAATGCACAGACGGCGTGGCTAGACCTTGTGCAAGGAGCTCAAAAATGGGCATTACCACTTTCTCTGGCCCGATTCGCGCGGGCAACATCCCCAACACCAGTGGCACGACTTTGGGCGAAAACGTCCGTAACGTCGGCTCGGTCGTCATGGTGCAGCACTTCCCGATCACGCAAGCTGGCACCGCTACCGCATTGGGCACGCCCATTGTGCTCCCGGCCAATAGCCACATCCTGAACATTCAGATGGTCACGACCACTGCTTGGACTGGCGCTGCTACAACGATCAGCCTCGGCACCTCGGCCACCTCTACCGAGTTGGTCTCCGCGGGCTCGCTCGCAGCAATTGGCGTCAACGGCCTCCTGCCGGGCACTGACGCTACTCGGACCGCAAACTGGGATGATACCGGGACCGCGGATAAGCGTGTCTTCGCTCTGTCGGCCAACACCGGATCAGGCGTCGGAACGCTGACCGTCCGCTACATCCAAGCGCACGATCTTGCCTCGAGCTGATCTTCGCCTAGCGAATGATCCCTACAGCGTGGCCCACGTGGCCACGCTCGTCCAACCATAGGAGCGCCATATGTCCGGCCTAGTCGATCTCAACACGAACAAATCCCTCCCTGCGGGCGGTGTTGGGGGCTCCGGCGCGGCTGGCGCTGCCCTCATCGCTCCGGCCCCCGTCGCACAGGACCCTGTGGGCAAGATGCGGGTATCTCAGCCTCAGTCGCTGATTGATACCGACTTCGAATACGGTCAGCAGCCCACCAAGTGGGAAAGCATCGGCCTCTCGAACAACCGCCAGAGCCTCTACTACATCCCGCAGGCACCGTCTGTCGTGACAGCTGTCACCGGGAACGGGACGCGCACGGTCGTCGTCTCTATGAACCCCACCACAGGTTTTGCCCCCGGCACGCCCATCTTCGTGCAGAACGCCCTCGATCCAAACGCCAACGGCTGGTACTATGTGCAGGCTGTTACGACCAACGTCAGCGTGACCTACACCGCCGTTGGGAACGTCGCAGTGGGGAACCAGTTCAACAGCGAACGCACCTATGTGTACCCGGGTTATCTGTACTCACAGTGTGGTATCGCGCTGACATCTACCGCTGCCTATACCTATGTCGGCACCACGACCTCTGTCACCACCACGTCAGCCCACGGCCTCTCGGCTGGTTCTCTGATCTACGTGCAGGGCATCACTTCGACGCAGATGAGTGCCACAAGCGGTTGGATTTCTGGGACCACGATGAGCCTGAACGCGAGACCCGCTGCAGGGCTTGCGCTTCGCACGGGTTACACCGTCACAGGCGCTGGTGTGACCGCTGGCACTTCCATTACGGCAGTGAACAACTCGGTTTTTGTGGGTGACATCACCGGAACGACCCTGACATACACGTCGGGCACCGTCCCTGTTATTGGGATGCAGCTGGCCGGGACTGGTGTTGTGGCTAACACTTATATCGTTTCCGGCACCAGCCCCACCTTCACGGTCAGCACGTCTCAAACTGTTACGTCGACCAGCATCACTGGCACGAACTACACCGTCAGTGCCTCTCAGACTGTCGGCACCATCGGTGCTCCGGTTGCACTCAGCTCTACATCTTCGGATGTTACAAACACCCCGAATGGTGCTTGGGTTGTAGCGACCACCCCCACCGCGAACACGCTGACCTTTGTGACCGTGAATACGCCGTTTGGCACACTGAGCAACGCGGCAGGGCAGAACTCTCTCTTCGCCCGTACCGCCGGGTCGGTCGAAAGCCGCCCGTTCGATGGCGGCGTGGCGTTCACGGCAGGTGCATCCCAGCCGAACTCGCAGATGATCCGCCAAACTCGCCGGTACTTCCGCTACCAGTCCGGTAAGGCCATCCAGTTCTCGACGGGGACCACGCTCTGCCCGCCACTCTTCGTCAGCGGCATCACCTCGGTCGGGACCACGGCCACGGTGTCCACCCGTTATGCGCACAACCTCGCGCCCGGTGCGACGATCACGGTGATTGGGGCTGACCAACCGCAGTATAACGGTACGTTCACCGTGGCGACCACGCCCACGTTTAACACGTTCACCTACACGATGCTGCAGGCACCAGCGTCCAGCCCGGCGCAGGGCTTCCCGATCCGGGTCAGCCCGACCAACTGGTATGGCTCTTCCAACCGCGTTGGCTTCTTCGACCAGCAGAACGGCCTGTTCTTTGAGTATGACGGGCAGATGCTCTACGCTGTGTGGCGCAGCAGTGTGCTGCAGCTGGAAGGCACTGTTTCGGCCACGCTCGGTAGCGGCGCGATCACGGGTGTTGATACCAAGTTCAGCCGTCAGCTCAAGCCCGGAGACTTCACGGTCATCCGGGGTGCGTCTTACCGCGTCCTGTCCATCGAATCCGACACCGCCATGATCGTCTCGCCTGAATATCGTGGCGTGACTGTGGTCGGAACGGTCATGTCGAAGACTGTCGATACCCGCGTGCCGCGCACCCAGTGGGCAGACCGTCTGGATGGTACTGGACCTTCGGGTTACACGCTCGACCTCACCAAGATGCAGATGCTCTACGTTGAGTACTCTTGGTACGGCGCTGGTTATGCCCGGTTCGGGATGCGGACGACGAACGGCAACATTGCCTACGTCCACCAGTTCAACAACAACAACATCCAGTACGAAGCGTACATGCGAAGCGGGAACCTCCCGGCGCACTACGAGTCGAATGGTGTCAGCGGGTACACTTACCTGACCGCCACTCTCGGCACTGGCGGGGCGGGCACGGTTGTCAACGTGGCCAGCACGGACGGCTTCGCGCCTTCTGGCGTAATCCGTGTCTCTAACCCCGGCGCTGCCGGTGTCGTGGAACACATCGCCTACTCCAGCAAGACGGCTACCAGCTTCGTGGTCTCGGCCCGGGCGCAGGTAGGTGGGCAGGCTGCTGCGCAGACTTTCACCTACTCGGCCACTGCCCCGGCTCTGGTTGAGTTCGCATCCCCTGACACCTTGGCATCGCTGTCCCACTGGGGCTCGTCCACGATCATGGACGGTCGCTACGACGACGATAAGTCGCTGGTGTTCAACTACGGTATGACCACGGCTATCACCACCACGGCCACCACCCCACGGGTGCTTATGGCGCTCCGGGTCGCTCCTTCCGTGGACAACAACACCATCGGTGTGCTGGGTGCGCGCGAGGTCATCAACCGTATGCAGCTGGCGCTGGACTCCATCGGGTTCTACACGACCGGGACGGGCTACCTCATCAACCTCGTCCTGAACGGGTTCGCCAGCGGTGCCTTCTCCGGTAGCTTCGTGGCACCTGTGCAGCAGGCTGGCGGTATCACCTCGTCTCTGGCTCAGGTTGCTCTGAATACCAACGCCATTACCGTAACAGGTGGTGAGTCGGTATACGCTGGCTACACCAACCCGACGGGTGTTACCACGCTGGACCTTAACAAGGTTCGCGACCTCGGAAATTCGATCTTGGGCGGCGGGCCGAGCAATACGGTTCCGACCACCCAGTCGGGCTTCTATCCAGACGGGCCTGACATCCTGTATGTCGTGGCAATCCCGCTGTCGGCCACCTCGTCCACGATCCAAGCCCGTATCAACTGGAAAGAGGCACAGGCCTAAGATGGCAAAGACCCCAGCGTGGACCCGCAAGGAAGGTAAGAACCCGAAAGGCGGGCTCAACGCCAAGGGTCGAGCCAGCTACAACAAGGCCAACCCCGGGAAACCGGGGTTGAAGGCCCCACAGCCCGAGGGCGGCTCGCGCCGGGACAGCTTCTGTGCCAGAATGACGGGCATGAAGAAGAAGCTCACGTCGGCTAAAACCGCCAATGACCCTAACAGCAGGATCAATAAGAGCCTGCGAGCATGGAAGTGCTGAGATGCCGCTGAACAAAAAAGGGGCCAAGATCAAGGCCGCGATGGAAAAGCAGTATGGCAAAGAGCGCGGGGATCGCGTCTTCTACGCCGCTGAGAACAAGGGCACCATTAAGGGTGTGAAAAAGAAGGGGAAGAAGAAATGATGAGTCGTGGAAACATGGGCGCGCAGATCGCTAACGCCCCGGCAAGCCGTCTCCCTGTTGTTACTCAACTCGACGCGATGCGCGCTAAGCCGATGGGCATGAAAAAGGGCGGCGCTGTCAAGAAGATGGCCAAGGGTGGCATGGCTCGCGGCGACGGCTGCTGCATGAAGGGTAAGACCAAAGGGAAGATGTGCTGATGGCGAAGAAACCCACACCGGCCCCGACCGAGGACGTGGTCGAAGAGGCCCCGAAGTTCGTCGCCTGCTCGCAGTGCGGCTACCCCGAGGACTGCGCCAAAGCAAACTGGTGTGTGAAGGGCTTCAAGTAACCATGGGCCGTACCAACGAGAAGCTGTGGGAACAGTCCAAGGCGCAAGCCAAGGCTAAGATGGGTGGGAAGCATTCCGCCCGTGCCATGCAGCTCGCTGGTAAAATCTATAAAGAAAAGGGCGGCGGGTATTCAGGTGAGAAGACCGCCGCTCAGAAGTCCATGTCGAAGTGGACTAAGGAAGACTGGGGGACGAAGAGCGGAAAACCGTCTGGTAAGACTGGTGAGCGTTACCTCCCGAAGAAGGCACGTGACGCGCTGAGCCCTGCGGAGTATGCTGCAACAACCCGAGCCAAGCGCGAGGGCACCGCCAAGGGCAAACAGTTCGTGGCTCAGCCGAAACGCATCGCGAAGAAGACCGCGAAATTCAGGGACTAAACCATGGCCGTCATCGTACCCGATCTGCCGGAACTCTTTGAGGAGGCCTATGAACGGGCCGGTCTCGAGATGCGCTCAGGCTATGACCTCAAGAGCATTCGCCGCAGCCTGAACCTGCTGGCCCTTGAGTGGGCCAACCGCGGTCTGAACCTGTTTACCATCGAGGCAGGGACGCTCCCTCTCGTGGCCGGAACCACGGAGTACACGCTCCCGGCGGGGACCATCGACATCATTGAGCATCAGCTGCGGACGGGAACCGGCGCATCGCAGGTGGACACGGCGCTTGAGCGCATCTCTGTTTCGACCTACGCGCAGCAGACCAACAAGCAGATCACCGGGCGTCCAACCCAAGTGTTCGTGCAGCGCCTGCCGACGAGCACGACCGTCACGCTCTGGCCTACCCCGGATAGCTCACAGAGCTACACACTGTTCTACTACCGCCTCAAGGGCATCGACGGCCTCGCATCGGGCATCGGTGCCGATATGACCAGCGTGCCGCCGCGCTTTGTCCCGGCGCTTGTCTCGGGATTGGCCTATTACATCGCCATGAAGAAGCCCGAGGCCGTGGCTCGCGTTTTGCCGTTGAAGCAGGTCTACGAGGAGCAGTTCGAGTTGGCTGCCAGCGAAGACCGTGACCGCTCGTCGGTCAGCTTTGTGCCGTTTAACACGATGTTGATCGGGGGTGTCTGATGACCGCCTACGCACGTGGAAGCAAGGCCCTCGGTATCTGCGACCGCAGCGGGTTCACCTACAAGCTCTCTGATCTCGTCTGGGAGTACCAGAACGGGGTCAAAACCGGCTTCCGCGTAGGTCGTGACATCGCTGACCCGGACCAGCCCCAAAACTTCTTGGGTCGTTTGAAAATCAACGACCCGCAGGCGCTGCTAAACCCCCGCCCAGACTACGACCCGGGCAACGGGTTGTGGGGGTGGAATCCTGTTTGGAACCCCGCCCAGTATATGGTAGGGTCTGTTGGAACCGTGACCGTGGTCACAACTGATGGAGAATGAGATGAAGGACAAGTTGAAAGTTACTGCCTCCGGGGGCAAAAATCCGGGTGCTAACTTGAAGCCAATGAGTAAGCTTGCTCCGAAGGCATCAAAACGTCCTATGACCCGCACCGACAAAGAGATCAGCGACATGGCGGATCACTCGATCAAGCAGGGTGTGAAATACCAGAAGGCTGGTGGTAAAGTCTCCAAGATGGCCATGGGTGGTGCGTGCCGCGGCATGGGCGCTGCCAAAAAAGGTGGCGGCAGCCTTAGCAAAAACGGGTAACAGATGAACTACACCGAGCTCACTCAGGCCCTGCAGGATTATCTCGAGACCTCGGAAACGAGTTTTGTCTCGAACATTCCTACGTTCGTTCAGCAGGCCGAGGAGCGCATCTATCGGTCGGTGCAGATTCCCGAGCTACGCAAAAACGTCACTGCGGCTATGACGGCGGGCAATCAATACCTTGCCCGCCCCGCTGACTTCCTGTCCGTGTTCTCTATCGCCGTCATCGACGCCTCGGGGAACTACAGCTACCTGTATGACAAGGACGTCAACTTCATCCGCGAGGCCTATCCGGGCCCGTCCACGCAGGGGTTGCCGAAGTACTACGCGCAGTTTGACGGCGACAAGACTGGGACGTCAGAGGGTAACTTCATCCTCGGGCCAACTCCCAACTCTGCATACGCTGTTGAGTTGCACTACTACTACGATCCGCCTTCCATTGTCGCTACCGGCACCTCATGGCTCGGAGACCACGCCGAAACAGCCCTCTTGTATGGCTCGCTTGTCGAAGCTTATACATACCTCAAGGGGGACGCCGATATGCTACAGCTCTACACAAACC